ATTTAATATTGCTGACGTTGTTGCTGGTATTACATCTGATACTCGTGCTGATGTTATAAGCACTAGAAACAACGAAGCGAAAGTTGTTAAGTTGTATAGTAAGTTCTTCATTGATGCTGCATCTGGTAGATTTACAAATGGAGAGACAGTATCAGTTCAAGGATCTGCTGCTAACAACGGTAAGATTGTTCAGACATCAGTATTAACAGGTGACAATAGTAACGAAGGTTATATCTACGTTGAAACTATTACTGGTGCGTTCAGTAATGATGATGTATTAGTTGGTACTGATAGTGCTGTTACTGCTTCGGTAAATGGTACAGGTAAGACTCGTATGTTAGTTAACCTTGATAGAGGATCATTTGCTGTTAATGAAATGATATTCAACAAGGCAAACTCCGCTGAGGCAGATATCGTTCTTTATGAAAACTCATCAGGTGCTCTTACAAGTAACCTTGGTGGTAGAATCAGTATTGATATTGAATCATTAGATCAAGACTTTGTTGACGGTGATATCATCTATGGTTCTGTAACAGATAAAATTATTGATATTGCAGACATCAGAGTATCAGGATTAGATCAGATTGAACTTAATCAGTTTGTACATGGTACTAAGACTGTTCAGTATCAAGTTGCTAGTGTCACAAGAGACCAAGGATTTACAGGTGACTTTGCAGCAGGAGATTTAGTATATCTCTTACAAGGAACTATTCCAAAGGAACCAGGTTGGACTGCTGTGGTAACCGAATACAACTATGATCAAGAAAATAGTATTCATAACATCTATCTTGCTAACTTTACACCTTATGGTTCAGCAGCAGATGGTACAACAACTGTTGATCCAGACCTAGCAATTAACGGTGCTGTTGGTAAGTTTGAAAACCTTAATAACTTCCCGATTATATTTGCTAACCTAAGTAGCGCAGCAACTACTAACTACACATCTTATGGTCGTGTTTCTGGTAAGGCAATCTCAGGTACAACTGGAAGACTTTGGTTAGAAGATGTAAATGGTGCATTCCCAAGTAATTTAAGTATCATATCCGACTATGGATGGACTGCTGGTGTTACACAGAGTAAAGATCTCATTGGTCGCTGTGATAGATATTTCAGAGGATTTGATGGGGTTGCAACAACATTCAAACTCACTGTCAACAACGGAGAAGCATACTTCCCCGACCCTGCTGGTCATCTCCTCACATTCGTTAATGGTGTACTACAACCCCCAGGAGCAAACTTTGCATACACTGCCTTCTCAGACCAGATCCAATTTACAGAACCTCCAACTATCGGATCTGAGTTTATCGGATACTATGTCGGTAAGTTACGCCAGTTGGACGACATTAGTTTTGAATTTGATTCACTTCGTTCGTCCTTCAACCTTAAATACCTCGGAGGATTCTACTCTCTAACCTTGACAGAAGGTGTTTCATCTAACACTATTCTTCCAGAAAATAATATCATCTGTTCATTGAACGGTGTTATACAGGAACCTGGAATTGGTTATGAACTTGTTGGTTCAAGAATAATCTTTGCTGAAACTCCTCGTGCAGGATCTACATTCGTAGCATTCTCATACATTGGTTCTGACGCTGACGTTATCGCAGCGACTGTGGTACCACCTATTGAAGCGGGCGATGTCCTAGAAATTGAAGGAGAAGGTTCTCCTCGTGAAGTTGCGTTGATCGAATCTTCAAACTCCTTAATTACTTTCGAGTACACAGGAACTGTTAAAGGTCGTGACGCAGCAGCGTTAGCAACTGTTAAATCTGGTGAAATTACTAAGGCAATAATCACTACCCCTGGTGATGGTTATAGCGCACGTCCAAACGTTGATGTTATATCATCTACTGGATTTGATGGACGTATTCGTGCCTTGATGGGTATATCAAGTGTTGTTGTTAAGAACGCTGGTATCGGTTATACATTACCTGTCGTTGAAGTAGAGACAACTGTTGATGATGATTTTGTCGCACCTACTGGTGGTGGTGTTAACGGTGGATTTGACACATATCTCGGACAAGGTACAGACGCAGATGGTAACCCAATCGTTATCGTCCCTGGATTTATTCAGATCATTTCAAATCCAACAAACGTAACTGTTAACCAAGGTCAGACTGCATCATTCACAGTCGATGCATCATTCAGACTTCAATCTGATAGCAGTGTAGGAACTACACCTCTCAACTATCAGTGGCAGCGTAAGCAGTATGGTGAGACATCATGGAGTAACATAACTGGATCAACATCAGCGGTTTACACATCCGCAGGTGCTGAACAGGCAGATGATAGTGATGAATTTAGAGTCGCGATTACCGCTGCGGGTGCAACACCTGTTTACTCTAACTCTGTAATCCTAACAGTACAGACTGGTGCTACTGTACTAAGTAACTTCACACCTGATCAACTCTTTCAATAAATAGAACATGAGTGGAACTGCAACATACAATTCGGGAACTAATGTTATAGACGTATCGGCAAATGGTTTGCCGACGCCTGTTCTTTATGGTACATTCCCTAATGCAAACAATCCTAGTTCTGTAACTGAACAAGATTTTGATCATGATTTTAGTTACAGAGGTGGAACATTTGGTGTTACTAGAACGTTTGATACTGCGACATATTCTCAGACAGGTTACCTAGTATCTTTACCACTTTCAGCTAACGACAATACGTTACTCGGAACTACAAATTCTGGTATGATACGTGTCGGTGATAGGATTCTATTTGTATTCGATAAGGACACTGCTAACGAACGTAAACAAGTATTCATATACAAAGGCACCACACAGACTGCTATTGCAGGAGAGTTTTGGAGAGAGACAAGTAATAACTTACAACTTATCGTAGATTTTGCCACTGATCAAACAGGTACAGTAGAATATTACGATCAAAGAAATTCTCGTGTTCTAACACCATTAGGTTCTATTGGTATAGCATCAAACGGTGTTGTATTCTTTAATCCTAGTGCTGGTGATGGTGGTAACCCTCCTGCTGGATTTAATTGGAACGCACATTATGTAAATTCTCCTGTAAGTTTTGGTGAAGATAGTTGTGGTGGACATCCAGAACAGACAGGACAATATCATTATCATGACACTGAGTTTCTAGCATGCTGGAAAGCAAATGCTATCATGTCAACTTATAATGATTACTATGGTTCGTCACAGTATAATGGTGACAATCTAAGACACCCAGACGGTCACTCAAAGATGGTTGGAATAGCATTTGATGGATTCCCTATCTATGGACCCTATTTCTATTCTAGTCCTTGGAGTAATGCATCTACTGTTGCATTAGCAACCAGTTCTTATAGAGTAAAAGCAGAGGAAGTTGCAGGCAGACCGTCATATGGAACTTCACAACTCAATCCCCCTGCTGGATCTTTGATGCAGGATTGGGAGTATGCCGAAGGACTCGGTGTATTGGATTATCATAACGGTAGATTCTGCGTAACACCAGAGTATCCAAATGGCACTTATGCTTATTTCTTATCTACTGAATTAGATTCTGAATCAAATTTGATACCGATCTTCCCTTACATGGTAGGTTTTACTAGTAGGGAATCAATAGATCAACCACCAAACAACGGAGCACAGGCACCCCCTGCACCTCCATCAGGAGGAGGAGAGGCACCTCCTGCTACTATTCAGATTGGTGCACAACCAGCAAACGCAACAAGTGCTGCGAGTCAGACAGTTACATTTGTTGTTACTGCTGCTATATCACCCGAAGATGGACCCAAGTCTTATCAATGGTATAGATCAACTGACGGTGGATTCTCATTTGCTGTTCTTACTGGTGCAACCAGTAATTCATATTCATTCACTGCATTATCTTACATGACAGGATATAAATTCCGTTGTGTAATTGCAGGACCGATTGGTGGAGTTGCAGCACAAAACTCTCCTTTAACAACTGAAATTGCTACATTAACTGTTACTGGTGTTGGTGGTGGAACTGCCGAAGACTTCTCTTCAACTAACTTAAAGTTGGATAGCACACAAGTTTCCTTCGACGCCACATAAATAAAACTGTACAAACTGTAAAAAGATGGCTAAACAGACGATTGGTATTGGTTCTTCCGCTAATGATGGCACAGGTGATACCCTGCGTGATGGTGCTATCAAGGCGAATTCCAATTTCACAGAAATTTACGACAAACTAGGGGACACTACGAATGTCCTTATTGACATTGGTGCTGGAATCACTGAGGGACAAGTTCTTAAATGGACAACATCTCCATCTCCTGCATTTAGAGGATCTGATTATAATCTATTAAGTAGTAATTTAGATACGAATGGAAATGATATTGTTTCAGATGGCACAGATGGGATAACAATACATCAAACTGGAACTGGTCCAATCAGTTTTAGAGCAGGAGGTTCTGGATCAGCATATACATTTATTGATGGAACTACTGGATATCTAAACTGGTATGCTCCATATGCAACAGAAGCAGACCTTCCTAGTGCAACAAACCAACATGGTATGTTTGCACATGTACATGGTACAGGTAAAGGTTACTTCGCTCATGCTGCTGCATGGGTTCCTCTTGTTGATGAAACCAGCAGCATTAGTGTTCTTGCTGACGTTGATACAACTGTTAACGGTGGTCCTTCTGATGGACAGGTTCTTAAATGGGTTGCTGCTAATAGTAAGTGGGAACCAGCAAATGACCAACAGTCTGGTGGAGGTGGTGGTGGAACCACACAAAACTTATTTGAGACTGTTGATGCTGACACAGGATCAACAACTGCGTCCGCTGCAAACGATACTTTAATTATTGCTGGTGGTACAAATATCTCAACTGCACTTGTAGGAGATACATTAACTATTAATATGACAGGTGCACTGGGTGCTGCTGATCAAAACGTATTTGTAACACTAGGTGCTGACAACGCAAATATATCTGCAACGACAACAACTGATACCTTAACATTCACAGGTGGAACTGGAATCACCACAAACGCAAACGCTGGTGCTATTACATTTACCAATGACTCACCTAACGTAATACAGAATGTTATTAAAACTATTGCTGCATCAACTGGGTCTTATACTGGTGTTGCTGCTGACTCAACTATGAACATAGTTGGTGGAACAGGTATTACAACTGCGGTTTCAAGTAACACTTTAACAATTACAAACACTGTTGCTCTACCAAGTGCGTCAGAGGGACAATCATTATTCAAAGGTGCTAGTGCATATGAAGCAGCAGCATCACCTGTATTGAGTTATGCGTTCACATCAGATGGCACATCAAACAACTATTTGGTTAACGGTCCTGGGCTGAGCAATGGTAGTGATTCAACAATCTATGTGTACAGAGGATTCACATATAGATTTGATAATCAAACTGGATCAGGTCATCCATTAGAACTTAGAGTTTCCGATGGTGGTTCAGCAATAACTGGAACTACTGGATCTATTAACGATCAACAATTCTGGACAGTGCCACAAACACTTGCTGCTGGTACAACATATGTTTATCAGTGCACAATTCACGGTAACATGAAAGGAGACATCGTAGTAGTATAATGCCAAGAACAGTACCTGGAAGCGGAGCATCAATTCAACCTGTATTCAATAGTGTGTACGGTGTGAAGGATGTTATTGTGACTGCCCCTGGGTCAGGTTACAGTGCTTCCGATCCCCCTAAATTAAGTATTGGTAACTGTGGTACTCCTATTAGGGATGCTGTATTGAGAGCAAATATTGCTGACAATGGTGAAATTCTTTCAGTGGATGTTATAGATCCAGGTGAAGGATACAACCCACTAAGACTTCTTATTGAATCAGATGAAGCAAATGTTGTGCAGGCAAATGCTAATATTATATTGAATGAAAATGATATAGTAGATCAACAAGGAACTGTATTACAACCCGCTGGTTCTATCAGTTATATCCAAGTCACACAACCTGGCGATGGTTACTTCTCAGCAAGTGCTAGATTAGAAGGTGGTGGTGGATCTGGTGCTGAACTTATTCCTACTGTTGGACAGGTAACTGGTCTTGCTGTTGAGAACAATGGTAGATCATATACTGCTGAGGATATCACTGTTGTTATATCTGGTGGTGGTGGACAAAACGCTACTGGTGTTTGTGAGGTAAATCAGTTTGGTACTATTGAAAGTATAGGAGTATCAAATCCTGGTGAGTTCTTTGAGACACCTCCACTTATTCAACTTATTGGTGGTGGTGGATCTGGTGCTCAGGCAGAGGCAGAAATAAATCTTGGTAAGATTACTGCAATTAATGTATTGAATCCTGGTGGTGGATATACATCTCCCCCTAGTGTAATCTTTACAAGAGACACTAACTTAATACGTACTCAAAGAAATAGAACATCATTAGTATCTTCCTTCTTCGAGATAACTGCATTAATTAGAGATGCTACTCCAACTGATACAACAGTATATGTCGAGACAACTGCTGCTTTCCCTGGATCTGGTAAGTTTCAAATTGGTAGAGAGATTGTTAGATATACAGGTAAGACTGGTATATCATTTACTGGATGTGACAGAGGTATTAACTTCCGTTATGACCAGCGTGTAATTCTTGATAATCTTGCTGATGATCCTTCAACAGGTATTTCTCGTTATAACTTTACTGTATCTGACCGTGTTAGAAGAGTTCAAGAAGACAAAACTAACAAGGTTTCTATCGTATATGACTGGCGTCCAGAGACAAGAGAACTATTCCTTATATTCCAAGTTGACGAATTAGCATTCATTGATGGTGGTAGATCTAATGAAAGAACTGCTGTAATCCAATTCATTGGTGGTACTGCGTCATCTACTGAGACAGGTGAAGCACCACACGTTCTTATTGATGATGAGACATCTTCTATTGTTACATTCGAGAGTCCTCTTGGTGTATTAGAAGGAAAGAGATTTGAAGATGATGATGAACTATCAGGTCTTGGTGATGGTATACCTGATCTAGTAAATACTGGTACAGATTATGAAAATGAAATTAGTCTTGATGGTGGTGTAGCATCGTCACTATATGGTATTGAAGAAACTGTTGGTGGACAGAATACTACACTGTTCCAGCAAGCAGACACCTTATATGATTCAAGTTTAGTTCCTTTAACTGCATCCGTATCACTTGCTGGTGCACTGGACGATGGTGTTGAACATCAATCACAATCGACTATTAAACTAAAATCTCTATCTGGAAACTATCTAGTTGGAGAGACAGTAACTGGTTCAACAACCAGTGTTACTGGGATTGTAGTTGCCCAACAATCTGCTGCTGATGCATTTGGATTTGTATATCTACAAGTAAGAACTATCACTAACTCAGGGGCAAATTACAAATTTACAACTTCCGATACGCTAAATGGAGGCACTTCTGGTGCGTCTGGTGTGTTCGTATCGCAAGAGTATACTAACCTTGTCAAAAAAGAACAAGAGTAACCACTATAAATAAAAGGAAGGTAAACTAAACCATGGCACTTCTCACCGACCAATTTAGAATATTTACTGCTAAAAGATTCATTAAGTCTTTGGAGGGTGCTGATGCGACTCAATCCGATTTAGCAGCAGGATCCAATAGAGACCGTTTATACGTCTTTATAGGTAGACCCCAAGAATGGGATAACGAAAACGCACCACCAACTCCTGTGGATTCATTCCAAGAGTTTAGTGATACGTTTGCTGATATGATTTCATTGAAGCGAGTTCTAGCAAACGATACAATTCAAGTTGTAAGACGTATTGACTGGACACCACCAGAGCAAACCACTGGTGGACTTGGATATGTATATGACATGTATCGTCATGATTATAGTTCAACCAAGACTGCATCTTCTGGTGCGACCAAGTTATATGACGCAGATTTCTACGTTGTAAACTCACAGTATCAGACATACAAGTGCATCTATAACGGTACATCACCCAGTGACCCCAACGGTAAACCTTCTACTGTTGAACCTACTGGTACATCTACATCTATTATTACAACTTCTGATGGTTATCGTTGGAAGTATTTGTACACGATTCCTGTTGGTCAGGTTTTAAAGTTCTTCTCGAACGATTATATGCCTGTGCTTTCAGACGTTGCTGTTACAGGTGACGCTGTTGGTGGAGAGATTGATAGTGTTGTTATCCAAGCATCTGGTACTGGATATAACAACGGTACATATGAAAACGTACCGATCAAAGGTGATGGAGTTGGTGGTAGAGTTTCACTTGTTGTTGATGGTGGTAAGGTTGTATCCGCTACTGTAACATCTGGTGGTTCTGGTTACACCTTCGGTAAGATTATCATTGATGAGGTTAATGGTATTGGTGCTGGTACAGGTACTGGTGCTGCTATTGACGTTATCATTCCCCCAGAATTAGGTCATGGTTCTGATCCTACCAAAGAACTTGGTGGTTATAGAGTTATGATCAATACGAAGTTCACCTATGATGAAGGATCAGGTGACTTCCCAACTGATAACGATTACCGTCGTATTGGTCTTGTTATTAACCCAAACCAGTATGGTACGACTGAACTGACATCTGCTATTACGCTGTCTGCTACTCGTGCTGTTATATTCTCACCAACCTTTACAGGTTCGTTCTCAACTGATGAGATCATCACACAGTCAAGAACTGTTGGTGGACAACAGGTGACTGCTAGGGGTAGAGTTATATCATGGAACACCACAACGAAAGTTTTGAAGTATTATCAAAATAGAATTGATGGTGTGTTCCCAGAAATTACTGGTAACTTAACAGAATTTGAAGGAGGTAACCCTTTAACAGGTGCTACTTCTGGTACATCCGCTGACCCCGATATCAACTTCCCAGTTGTATCTGGTGTCTCGACCCGAGTCATTAACAACACTGAATACGACTTAGGTATGTCCTTTACTAATGGTTATGCGAAACCAGAGATTGATCCTAACTCAGGAGAGATCATCTACATAGATAACAGAGGTGCTATCTCTCGTGCTGGTGACCAAATTGAAGATATTAAAATTGTAATCGAGTTCTAAGATGCCACAGAATACCAATCTGAATATTGCCCCTTATTTTGACGACTTTGATAAGGACAAAAACTTTTATAGAGTTCTCTTTCGACCAGGATTTCCAATCCAAGCGAGAGAACTTACCACGCTGCAATCTATTTTGCAGAACCAAGTGGAAGCAATGGGGTCCCACCTCTTCAAAGAAGGTGCGATGGTTATCCCAGGTCAAGTTGGATATGACCTTAATGTAGACTGTTTAATAATACAGCAGTCATTCTTAGGAGTAGACGTAGAGACATATCGTACACAGTTAGCAGGAAAAATTGTAGAAGGTCTTACCACTGGCATCAAGGCAAAGATTCTTTTCTCTGTTCCAGCAACTACAAGTACAAGAGGATATATCACATTCTATGTAAAGTATGTTGAGTCAGGAGACACTACATCAAATGCTAGTGTTAAGAAGTTCCAAGATAATGAACAGTTAATATGTGAGAACGAGATAACTTTCGGAAATAGTTTGATTGAAGTTGGATCACCATTTGCACAGTTACTTCCAGTAAACTCTACTAGCATTGGATCTGCTGCATATATCAGTGAAGGTGTGTACTTCATCAGAGGTCACTTTGTAGATATCCCAACTGAGTACATTATATTAGAACAGTATGATAACAACCCATCATATAGGGTTGGTTTTGATGTATCAGAATCTATCATCACGCCAGAAGACGATCCATCATTAACAGATAACGCTATTGGTTCATCTAACTATTCTGCCCCTGGTGCACATAGATTTAGAATTAAGACGCAGTTAGTTAAGAAACCTATTACTGATACTACCGATAAAAACTTTATCGAACTACTTCGTATCAGAAATTCAGTTGTTGAAAACTTCGTAGACAGGACAGAGTATAATGAAATTGAGAAATCTATTGCTAGAAGAACGTTTGAAACCAATGGCGACTTTGTGGTCGACACATTCGAGGTTCGTGCAAGAGAACATCTTAATGATCAATTTAACAATGGTGTTTACCTTCCAGGAACTTCATCATCTGCCGAGCAAGTTGCTAGTGACAACTTTGCAGCACTAGAAATAGGACCAGGAAAAGCATATGTAAAAGGTTATAGAACTTCTTTACTTGCTGCATCATATGTTGATACACCTAAACCAAGAACATTCATAGGTCGTCAAAACCAAATCATTCCTATTGAATTATCACAGTCTGTTGAAGTCTATGATATATGGGGATGGCCAAGCATTGCAGGAGAGGGTGTTACTAATTGCTATCAGGTTGTTGATCTTAGAGACAACTGGTTAGGAACTGGTGCTGCTAATACTGCACAAGGAAATAGAATTGGTAAGGCAAGAGTTTTACAACTAGAAACTGATGGATCTAGATATAACTTGTTCTTATTCGATATACAGATGTTTACTGCAATTAACTTTGCAAGTTCACAGACTATCACTGACGGTGAGGTTCTTGTAGGACGTTCATCTGGTGCGAGAGGATATGTATATGAAGCATCTGGTGACTATGCATTAGTTCATCAGGTATCTGGTGAGTTTCAAATCGGTGAGGTTATTGAAAGAGACGGTCGTGTATTAGATACATGTGCTGCTATATTCAACTATGAACAATCTGATGTACGTCAGGTAGTTGGATATGCTGATCCAGCAACAAATACTACGGTAACATTCACAGCATCATTAGCATTAAATGAATCACTATCATTAATTGGTAAAACAATTACAGTTGACCAAGCATCTTCTACTAAGAAGATCACTGGTTTTGATACTGTATTCGGTGCTGATCTTAGACCTGGTGATGTTATATCACCTATTGCTACTACTAATAAAGGTCAAGTATCATTAAGAGTTGCAAGAATTACTGCTGGTAACGTTGCAGTAACTGCTACTAACAGAAAAAATACTGGTCTAACTCCTGTATTTGATTTTGGATTACAAACTGCTGTGTTAGATTCATCTCTAACAAAAGGTACCATAGTAGATGCTGAATACAACGCAAGTCAGTTTACACGTTTACGTCCTGTCTTCACACAGAAGAATACAAGAGATGGTGAACTTGTAATTGATATGCCTAAGAAAGCAATCAAGTCGATTGCTGACGAATCATTCACATCAATCAAAACATTCTATAACAAACAGTTATCATCTGGTGACGTTACATTTACACTACCAGAGAACGAACAGTTTGCTACATTAGATAATGAGAACTATAACTTAACTATCGTTACTGGTTCCAACTCTCATACTGGATATGGTTGGACCCCAGGTGTCAATGTTGATATAGAGAATGAGTCAACTAAGAACTCTCCTACTATCTCAGTTACATTTGGTGCTAACAGACAGTCATTACAAATCACTGGAATGAACAATGGTTCTGGTGGTGCTTCTAACATTACTCGTGTTACATTGACTGCTGCTGTATCTGTGAACACAGTCTCTAAGAAAATTAAGACTGCTGCTAAGATGAGAACCATGAAGGTTATAAGAACCAGAGAACAGAATGACGTAATGAATTACGGTCTATCCTTTGGTAACTTATATGGTACTCGTATTGAAGATGAAGAAATATCATTTGCATTAAATGATGTATATAAAATTCATGCTGTATATGAATCAGAAGATGATAATGATGCACAAGTTCCTTATGTTGTACTTACAGAAAACGTCTTCTTTGAAAATGGAAGTGTTATTGTAGGAGCAACATCAGGTGCAAGAGGGCGTGTTGTATCATTCAACTCAAATAATAATAGACTCTATCTTGTTCCTCTTAGTTCTGATTTCTTCGGAACTGGTGAAACCATCAATGGTTTTGATGCTGACTTAAACGCTTTGGTTGGTATTATTGCTGACGGAGATGGATCTGTAATCAAAGGTTCCAGAGATATCACAGGACAATATGAATTAGATTCAAACCAAACACCATTTATGTATGGTGTATCTAAGATACTTAGAAAACCAGGTACTAGCGAACCAAAGAGAAAACTCGCTGTTGTGTTTGATTACTTCATACACGAACCATCTGGTGACTATTTCTCTAACCAATCTTACTCTGGAATCGGTTTCTCTGAAATACCAAAGTATAGAAGCGAACGTAACTCTAAAAATTTAACAGATGGACTCGATTTCCGTCCTGGTGTTGGTGAACTTGCTAGTGGCAGTGGTACTGTGGAACAACCGTACTTCACGAATTGTAAGTCTCTTGACTTCGACTCTCGTGTATTTACAAGCACAGGTGGTGCTGGTGGTTCTACTATTTTTAATATACCAAAAGTAGAAGAATTCTTCCGTGCTGACTACGACTACTATCTACCACGTCAAGACAAACTCTTCATGACACATGATGGTGAATTAAAACTATCAATGGGTGTACCTAATGAAGATCCCCCAGAGGCAGATAATATTGATAAGGCAATGCTTATTGCTAAAATTCAATATGACCCTTATGTGTATGATGTAAACGAAGATATTCTTATAACATTACATCAACAACGTCGTTACACTATGGAAGACATAGGTAACATGGACAGACGTTTGCAGTCTCTTGAATACTATACTTCACTATCATTACTAGAATCAGACGCTAGAAATACAAGAGCGTATGACTCTGATGGTTTTGATAGATTGAAGAACGGTTTCATGGTAGATGACTTTACAGATCATTCTACATCTGCAATAGAAAATCCTGATTTCAAATGTTCGATGGACTTTAATAGTGGTGTACTACGTCCTTCACATTATACATCAAACATAACTCTTGAATTCAGTAGCAGTTTATCAAGTAACATAGCAGACCACAGTGCCAGAGTACTTCGTGCTGGTAAGACAGGTGCTAACGTATTGACTCTTCCATATACAGAAGAAGCAATTATCATCCAACCTTACGCTTCTAGAATGGAGAACGTTAACCCATTTAACGTATTCACATTCATAGGACGTATTGATTTACTTCCAGCATCTGATGACTGGACAGATACAAGACGTGCTCCTGTAAGAGTTACATCTATTGAAGGTAACTTCGCTGCAACAAGACGTAGGTTCAGAACTAACAATGCTGGATTTGCTCCTGTACAATGGAATGCATGGAGAACTAACTGGACTGGAACCGCAGTTTCTGAGACTAGACAGTGGAGAGAAACAACATTTGCTCGTGGTACACCTAGACGTGTGTTACAAGGTGAGACTATTACTACTACTCGTAATCAGGTAAGATCTGGTACTCGTATTAGAGTTGTACCTAGGGTAGATAGAAGATCTCTTGGTGATAGTGTTATTGATAGCACATTCATACCATGGATCAGATCTAGAAACGTAGCATTTGATGTAGAACGTATCAAACCAAAAACAAGAATGTATGGATTCTTTGATGGTGATAATATAATGAATTATATTACTCCGAAACTAATTGAATTAGTTAAGAACTCAACAGAAGATCCTAAGACAAATGAGACACCATTTGTTATTGGTGAAACCGTTATTGGTTTGAACTCAGGTTGTCGTTTAAAAGTTGTAGCACCTAATGATGCTTTAAGTACTAACCCTTATACATCAACTAACGATGTACTTCCTGACTCTTATGCATCACAGACAGCAGTCTTAAATATTGATACAACTGAGATTGCTAAACAAACAAGAGGAGACTCTTACGGAAATATAGCAGTGGGAGAAGTATTACTAGGTAGAACATCTGGTGCTCGTGCTGTTGTCAAAGATCGTCGTCTCATCTCCGACCTCTTGGGTATAGTTAAAGGAACATTCTTCATACCTAACCCAAGACGAGACGCGAACCCAAGGTGGGCAACTGGTTCTAGAACTATGCGTCTGACATCTTCTGATTCAGATAGTAGATTACCAGGTGCAGTAGACTCTGCTGCTGAGGCAGAATACACTGCAAGGGGTACACTGAATACCTTACAAGAGAACGTTCTTGCTGTTAGAAATGCATCAATCGTTCGTGATACTGTAAATGATACCAGAACTGTTAGATCAGTTCGTACCAATACAAGACAGGTTGGTTGGTGGGATCCACTAGCACAATCATTCTTACTTGAAGCACAAGGTGGTATGTTTGTAACTGGTGTTGATATTTACTTTGCAACTAAGGATCAGAAGATTCCTATCTCAATGCAGATAAGACCTATGGAGAATGGTTATCCTACTAAGGATATTCTACCTTTCTCTGACTGTACATTGGTACCATCACAGGTCGAAATATCGGAAAACGCATCTATTGCAACTAAGTTTGAATTCCCAGCACCTGTTTACATTCCAGAATCAGAAGAGCATTGCTTTGTTCTATTCTCTGACTCTAATGAATATAAGGTATGGATCTCTCGTATGGGTGATATTGATATCACAGGTACTAGAACTATATCTGAACAACCTTATGCTGGTGTGTTATTCAAATCACAGAACGCATCTACATGGACTGCTGACCAATATGAAGATTTGAAATTCAATCTTTATAGAGCGAAGTTCAATACAAGTGTAACTGGTAGTGCTGTATTCAACAACGCATCACTAGGTGCTGGTAATGATGGTCTTGGGTCTTTGGTCAATAATCCAATTACAACGATACAACCTAAGCAAACTATCACACTTGCTACTGGTACAACTTATGCATTTACAGTTGGTGCGAGATTAATTCAATCTCCATCTAATGCACAGGGTACTGTACTAGAATTTGATTCTACATCAGATCCACAAGTCCTAACTGTTACGGATATCAGTGGTACCTTTGTACAAGGTATTGTAGATAACTCTGGTAATATTACCAACGCAATGAAGTCATCACAATCATCTGTTACTATTGTTCTTTCGGCAATATCTAACGGTGTGTTTGAAGTTGGTGATGTAATTACAGGTTCGTCATCTGGTGCAACCGCAACGGTTACTTCATATGACTCAGGTACAACAACTGTTATAGCAAACTATGTGGACAAAGCATTTGATGTTTCTAACGACACCCTAACAGAACCTGGTGGTGTATCTGCTACTATAACAAGTACATCATATAGTGGTGATAACTATAACGGTTATCCAGTCACACAACCAATCGTAAGGGCAGGGGACAAGAAAATTATTGTCTTCCATCCAAACCACGGTATGCACAATAGATCGAACAATGTAGAGATTAGAAATGTTATCTCTGAGATACCATCAACTACACTGACATCTAACTTATCATCTACTGCTACTACACTATCAGTTAACAATGCTGGTTCATTCCATAAGATTGTTAACGGTAAACCTATTAGTACGACTAACCCAGGATACGTAATGTTAGTTGGTGAAGATTCCAACTCACTTGCTCTTGATCCTCCATCACCTCCTGGTGGTGACGATGATGCTACCGAAGCATGGAGATCCATTATGCATGTTGTTGCTGCAAAAGAGATTATATCTTACTCAGCAATATCAGATAATGGTAAAGAGATCACTGTGTCACCATCTGGTAGAGGAATTACCTCTGCAACTATGAACACTGGTGCAGCACTCACTTGGCCGTCAGAGACAACAGTAAGATGTTACAACCTTGATGGTATTCCACTAACAGAAATCAATAAGATTCATACTGCTATTGGAGATCCTACTCTTGATACTTACTCACTTACTACAACTTCGGTTTCAACTGTCGGTATAGCAACAGGTGGATCTAATGTAAGTGCATCACAGAATATACCATTTGAACTTATCACACCTACTATTCAGATTCTACAATTCAAAGAAACTGATGTGAATCCTACCTTGAATACCACATCTGGTACATCAATAGGTAATGGTGGTCAGGTGGTAGATCAAGCATCATTTGTTAACAATGGGCAGTATGATGAGATTCAGTTAAACCAAGCAAATTACTATGATAATCCTAGAATTATCGCGTCTAACATCAACGAGGCAAACAAACTAGAAGGTGCTAAGTCTCTGACTATGAGAATCAATATGACAACAGAGAAGGATAATCTAACTCCTATGATTGACCTTGATCGTGTGTCAGTGATTACTACATCAAACAGAGTCAACAGATGGCCAGGTGGACCACAAGTTCTAGGTATACAAAGCGAAATTGATACTAGCACAGATGTTTCATTACTATCTGGTGGTGATCAGAACGAGGCAGTTTACTTGACTAAGATAGCAAAACTTGCTAATATATCAAGAAGTATACGTCTTATGCTTTCAATGCAACGTTATGGAGATTCTACTATTGATGTCTATTACAGAACTCAAAAGGCAGGATCAGACAAACCAATGAATGAAGTTGGATTTGTCAAGATTCCAGTACCTGATATTGGTTCAACCAATGTAGGTGAGGAAGAGTGGGAAGACTTCGAGTACACAGTTGAAGGTCAGGAATTCCAAGCATTCCAGATCAAGATTGTTATGAAGTCAGGAAACCAAGCGAAGGTTCCTCTTATGAAAGATCTTCGTGCTATTGCCTTTGCATCATAATGGATAAACCAAGATTTCTACCTGTTGAGGGTGAAGAAAACACTGGTTACTTTCGTGACACAGAAAGCAATGCGATTGTATATAAGGACTCTGACGAGTACGATAAATATATGCAGTCATATACTCAAAGACAAAAGAAGAAAAGAGAGTTTACTGATCTGCAAGGTGAGGTACATGATCTTAAAACAGATGTTTCTGACATCAAAAATTTACTACTGAAACTTATTAACAAAGAACAATGACAGTTGATGTGAAGGAAAACAGTTCACCCGATGAACTACTAACGAATTTCCAATCTCGTTACCAAGCGTTACTTGATGAAAACAAATCATTAAGTACAAAGATTAGAGATAATGAAACTACTGCTCTCAAACTGTTAGGAGCAATAGAAACATTACAATACCTCTACCCTCATACACCAGAAGGACAAGCAGAGGAAGCACCAGGAACCCCAAGTTCTGTTGAAACAACCGAATAGATACCTGAGGACCTTCGGGTCCTCTTTTGTTTGCGGTATAAATAAACAGGAGACCCTGCGCTTCTTGCGTTAATCGTATAAACAATGGCAAATAGACTACAACTAAGACGTGACGGTGCACAGCAGTGGGCAAACGTCAACCCAATACTAGCACAGGGCGAACTAGGTATCGAACTAGATACCTCTCGTCTGAAAATTGGTGATGGTGTTACACCATGGAACTCACTGAAATATGAACGTCCATTAGAAACAGAAAGTAATACTGCAAATACACTTGTTAAGCGTGACGCTGACGGTAACTTTGAAGCGGGTGCCATTACTGCTTCTCTCGTTGGTAACGCTGCTACTGCTACTAGACTTGCTAACGCTAGATCATTCACCCTAACAGGTGACATGACTGGTTCTGCTAGTTTTGACGGTTCTGCAAACATTAACATTACTGCTGAACTAAACTACCAACCAGGTCTTCCTCATTACGACGCGAATAATTTATCAGCGACAGGAGTATATACACAAATAACACTTGACTCTCGTGGTCGTGTTACCACCGCTAGTAACCCTACAACACTAGCAGGATATGGTATCACTGACGCGACACCAAGTGACCCAGATCTAATTGCACTTGCTGGAATTACATCTTCTGGTATCCTTACTAGAACTGGTGCAGGAACTGCTGTAACTAGACAGGTAACAGGTGCATCTGGTCAGATCGTAATGACTAATGGTTCTGGTATATCAGGTGACCCACAGGTAGGACTCGCAGATACACCAGTTGTTGTTGGATCATACAACCCAACAGGATCTGTATCATTAGACGAACCACAACTATCAGTATCAGAGACAGGAAGTATTCACCAAACAGTAAATACACCTGACTTTACAGTAGATAGATATG